CTTCCGTCGGGGAGCACAGTCGAAGAACTCCTACACGCATCCAAGAACTCACATATGTGAGGAGGAAACAGTAGGTGAACCAGATCAACTGAAACACGATCGCTGGCCTCATTGAGGTCAAGGGTCGAGTACCGACCAGTTCTAGAGCCCAACAAGGCTCCAAACTGATTCGGCTGCTGATCTGTGAAGAACACGTTGAACCTTGTTAGGGCGTCGCGTTCTACATGGGCAACGATTGCCCGGCCGAGTCCTTGTTGAATCCATTGATAATCAACGGGTTCGCAAGAGATAAGGCGCGGGCCGCGAGAATCTTTCGGCACGAGAATAACTCGTGCCGGAAGATCTTCCTGCTTGATATCTTTAAGGGTATCAAGACGATCACAGAAGTGTCCGAGAGTTGCATAAAAATATGCATCTAGAGGATACTTTCGTGTGATATTCTCCGAGACATTAGTCCAATGATACTTCTCCCAGAGCTGTTGCCGAGTGGCAACGGATCCAGGGCCGTGTCTAGGGACAATGTTTGTCGGATCGAAGCGTGAGAAGAGTCTCGATAAGAGACGTTTCGCACGGCGTACAACGTAAACAGGAGTGCCTTTTAATAGGCGCCTCTGTTCATGGTTGTGTAAGTCCACAATAACACTTAGTAACTTCAAGTTATCGCAGACAGTTGAGAGGTCCTCTTCGGTTCTTACGAACTTATTGATGACTTCTTGTTCTTGTTCTCCGGTAAACGGAAGTTTGTACTTGTAAAACAAGTAACAAACGTCCCGAATTACTCTGACACATGCAACGCATGGATCAGGTAGGAGCGTTCCGTCTTTAGATAGTACTCTACTAAAAGCCTCACCGAGAAACCTCGGCAAGCTAGATCCTGGAAGAGGCGAAAGCCTCAACTGGGATGAGTTTAGTGGAGTACCATTCGAAATGGCCCGATCAAAGGCCTTTCCGAGACGGGGCAGGGTTTTGGTTAAAAACCCCACACCTTCCTGATTAAGTCGTACACGTACTTTTCTCAAAGTGCGTACGTACGATGAATAGCTGAACCAGCTACCATGAGTCTTATAGACGTCGTGTAGCAAGGCTGCGATGATTTCATATTCATCTAGGCTTTTAAGAACTGCCATATGGTAAGTTCCCTAGAGGCCTACAGCAATACTACACAATACAAGCAGATCCAAATAAACGATATGCAAAAGAGCATAAGAAGTTCATTCGAACCCACGATACCGAACGGTAATAGATGGTCTGGCAAGGTTGCCAAAACAGTATTAACGACAAGGTATCCTGGTTCTCCAGAGCCCGACATAGTCGTAACGGATGAAGACGCAGTGTTTTACGCTTTCAGATTAATGACTGTTCATGTGAACAGAAATGAATTTGCTAGCGCAGCACTGGGTTCCAACTCGTACGAACTTACCGTAGCTTAGGAGGAGTTCGAATCAGACAACAGGCAGAGGGAGGCTCTTACGAGCCTCCCTCGGCATGAAACGACTAAAGCTCGTGCGGAGTTTTATACTCTGGCACGAACTCGAGTTGTTTTATGTCCAATTTGAGATCAGTCACTCGACACGCCGTAGAGATGATTGCTAGTAAACTAATAATCACCGTAACGACGAGTAGAGGGACTAGAACGTTTTGTTTTCCGGGGGTCACAAACCTCCGTTCAACAAAACCTGAGCCCCATTACCAGTGCCGTCGTAGAGAATTGTCGTCGAAGCGCCAAGTGACGCAACGAAAGACATAAGCTCTGCAACAACATTAGTCAATTCTGTGGACGCTGCTAGGGCCCCAACTGGGGCGTCTAAGACAATGTACGCAGAAACCGTGACCGGAGTTTCGTTGTCCACGGTCGAGATGACAGTTTTGTCAAATCGAACGAGGGAACGACGACGCTTCTTCAGCCCTTGACCACTCTCATTATGAGAGATGTTCAATCGATGAGGAAGCGCCGGTGCTTCGCTAATTTGTGCGAAGACCGTCGATCGCGGAGTGGGACCATCACCGAGGCGTTGGAATTCAACTTCCGTACCCGCGGCGTTCTTGATTTCATTTGTATTTAGCGTATTTGCTAAGGCCATATGATGTTGTTCTGTTTAGAATAGAGTGTGTTACACCCTACCTGAGACTTTAACGTCTCAGCCTTTTGGGACGCCTACGCTGGCTCAAAACCAACGCAGCGCCTAGACTGAACTCAGTAGGAGTTAGCCCGCTCGATTCGATCGAGCTTCCGGTCGGGTAGAAGACTTGTCTGCGATAAGCAGACTCGACGACTACAGGCCGGACGAAGTGTGTGTTGAACGAAGGCGGAGAACCGAGGACATCGGCCGAGTACACAGTACCCGAAACGATGATTCGACGCGACCGCTTAACGCTCCACAAACACTGCAGTATGTTTATCTTCGGATCCATGTTTCCGACCTTTAACGAGTCTAGGTATCGGCCTACGCCGAAAACCCAGTCTACGACAAAGGACCAAGGGATAGCATTCCAGATGATCGAAGGGTCAAGATTGACCCCGAGAGCGTCTAAGAGCGCTAACATTCGAGCATGCTCGACTTGGTAGCCGGTATAATTATAATTATACTGGACTTGGACATGAAACGAGGACGGATCAGACGTGACAATCCTGCGTTCCTCAATATTGGACCAGATCGTGGTTTCGCCAATAAGGCTTGGGTAAGCCTTAACGACGCCACAAGACTGGAGACCGCTTGAGGATTCAGGAATGTCAGACTCAGTTAGAAGTCTCGAATAATGTGAGACCCTAACACGGCCCGAACGAGTAATGAGGTCGTTTATACGACGCTCAGTATTCGCGAGAGAGCGGTATATACCGCTTATATCAGACAGCAAAGGTGCAATGTTAAACTTATACTGTAAGTAAACATCTGCCTTTGCCCGGAACAAGGAACGGAGAGGAACGTTCTTACGCGTAATAAAACGAGTAAGGATGTTCTTCACGCCTTCTATCGTACTGCGGAACGTAACTATGTCTTTAAGCTCAATGAGCGAATTGACTAGCGACAGTTCGGCCTTTATCTTCGGC